CTTATCCACCGCAGCGTGTTAGAAAAAATGCGTGAAACCGCAGACAAAAACCAAGGCCCTGATTGGTGTTGGTTTTGGGATGGCCCCGTTGATGGAAATTGGATTGGTGAAGATTTACTTTTTTGCCGTAGAATTAGAGCGCTAGGTTTCCCAATTTATGTAAACACGGGAGCAATTTTGCCGCATCAAAAGTCTTATTGGTTAGATGAACGGCACCACCAATTATGGAAAGATTAAAAAGAATTTTGCGATTAGCTCGCAAGCCAAAAGAAACCGCAACGGCTGCCCCTGATTTAGAAAGGGCGATGCTGCCTAAAGCAGAAAAGAGAATCATTCGTGGCAATAACTAACGGCTACTGCACCCTTGCCGAGTTAAAGGCATCTCTTGCCATTACCGACTCAGTTGATGACACCCCGCTTGAGGCTGCCGTTACCTCAGCAAGTCGAATGATTGACGATTACACAGGGCGTTTCTTTTACAAAGATGGAACAACTCAAGCGCCTGTTTATCGTTACTACACACCCGAAGATGCTTACATTTTGCCTGTTGATGATTTTGTCAGCATTAGCCAAATCGCAACAGATGACAATTTCAACCAAACTTATGAAAGCGTTTGGACAACAGGCGATTTCTTGACCGAACCTGTCAATAATCCCCGCCGAGGTTGGCCTTACTCACGCATTTTGGCGGTTGGAAGTTATGTTTTCCCCTACTTCTTACCTCAAGCAGTACGCGTTCAAGGCGTTTGGGGATGGTCAGCTACACCTGCGGAGATCAATATGGCAACGCTAATTCAGGCTTCCCGCCTCTTTGTGCGCCGTCAATCACCATTCGGAATTGCTGGCACTCCCGACCTTGGCACCGTTCGACTTTCAGCTAAATTGGATGCCGATGTTGAGGCATTAGTTCGCCCATTCCGCAAGCAGAATGGTATTGCTAAATGAATCCAAGCACCGTCAGAGATGGGCTTAAAACCCGTTTACAGACCATTACAGGGCTTCGCGCCTTTGACTTGATACCTGAGGTGCCAACGCCACCCTGCGCAATCGTGGGGCAATTAGATTTCACATTTGATATTGACAATGCGCGAGGTTTAGACCAAGCCAATGTTGATATTTATGTGATTGTGCAACGCTTTGATGCCCGTTCGGGTCAAGACAAGCTAGATGCTTACTTGGCAGGTTCGGGTGCAGGTTCAATTAAGGCCGCCCTTGAAGGTGATCGCACATTGGGGGGCGCAGTTCAAACTTTGCGAGTATTAAGCGCCGAATCAGGAACTTATGATTCGCAAGGCAATCTTTATTTAAGTTACCGCTACCGCCTCACAATTTGGGGATAAGGAGAAACAAATGAGCTACACAATAACCTCAGATTTAGAGGTTTGCGGAAAAAGCAAGGGTGACACTTTCACCGAAAAGGAACTACTTGAAGCAGGTGTGAACATTGATGCACTTGTTGAAGGTTTACATATTAAATCAGATTCAACACCGTCAATCAAGCCAGTAACAACTCAAGAAGGAGCCAAATAAATGGCAAGAATCGTATTAACAGATGCGAAGGTGACAGTAAATGGAGTCAATTTGAGCGATCATATTTCTTCAGTTTCACTTTCAAGATCAGATGATGTCATTGAAACATCAGCATTTTCTTCAACAGCGGCAAAGACCCGCGTTGCCGGCTTGCAAGATAATTCCGTGACTTTAGAATTTCACCAAGACTTCGCAACTTCAAATGTTGAAGCAACCATTTACCCACTTTTGGGAAATACCACTACAATAGTGGTCTCACCAACTTCAACCGTAAGTGCAACATCACCTTCATATTCTTTCACAGCACTTGTTTCTGAATGGACACCACTTAACGGTGGAGTTGGTGAACTCGCAACAGCATCCGTAACTTGGCCTATCTCAGGCGCGATCACAAAGGCAACCGCATAAAATGGCAAGATTAGTCTTAACAAACGCACAAGTTGTATTCGGTACAAACTCAGATTTGAGTGACCACATCAGTAACATAAGTCTTTCAACTAGCTTTGACATCGTTGAAACCACAAGTTTTGGCGATACAGCAAAAAAGCGTGTTGCTGGCTTAGCTGATAATTCTGCGACTTTTGAATTCCATCAGGATTTTGCAACATCAAGCGTTGAACAAGTAATTTATCCTTTGCTTGGAACAGCCGTGAATTGCGTTGTCAAACCTGTCAATGGAGCAGTAAGCCCAACAAATCCTTCATACACATTCTCAGTTTTAATCTCAGAATGGACACCACTTAACGGTGGCGTTGGCGAACTTGCCACCGCTTCAGTTACTTGGCCAATTTCAGGCGCAATCACAAAAGCAACATCCTAATCAAACAAGGGGGAAAATAAATGGATGGATTATCAATAAAGGTTAAAACAACCGATGGTTTCGAGGGAGTCTTTTCGCTGACTCCCCGAATCATCGTTGGGTTTGAGCAAAAGTTTGGCAAAGGATTTGCTAAGCTGCTCAGCGAGGAACAAAAACTAGAACACATCTATTACCTTGGACACGCAGCTCTTGCCGCAAGCGGTAAAGTTGTGAAGCCATTTGGTAACGGTTTTCTTGATGAATTAGTTTCAGTTGAGATTGTTACAGACCCAAATTCCGAATCCACCGAGATAGCCTGACTTATTCAATAGCAGCAATTTCGGTGGAGTCGGGCTTATCTCCAACGGCTTTACTTGATGCCCCTGATGGTGTCTTGGAAGCAATCGTTGCCTACATTAAAGAACGCAACAAAGCGCGGAGTAAATAATGGCTGAAAAAGCAATTATCTTGATTGGTGTTAAAGAAACCTTGACGGCATTGAAGAAATTTGATGAAGATGCCGTCAAGGGCTTTAACAAAGTGATTTCTGCTGAACTTCGCCAGGCAAGAAATGAAGCCCGAAACAAAGTTGATAAAATTGGCAGTTCGCAAACAGATACACCAATGCGAGGATGGCGCAAAGTTGAACCAACAAATCCAAGCGCAACTTCTCGCGGTGGTAAAGGTTGGCCTGCTTGGGATACAGGCGCAATCAAAACAGGTATTGTTTCAACTCGCGCCAAAGGTAAAGTTCGAGCTGATTACACAACTTCGGCAGGTGCTTTGATCAACAAATCAGCCGCAGGTGTTATTTTTGAAGTTGGCGGGCGGTTAGGTGGCAGCGGGCAATTTATTCAAAATCTTAATTGGTTTAGTAAAGCCTCACGCCTTATTTGGTCGGTTGTTGATAAGAACAAAGCCGAGATTGAAAAGAAAATTGCAGATGCACTTGAAGATGCAGAAAAAACACTTCAGCGACATTTAGATACAAAGAAGAAGGGCTAGTCAATGGCAATTGGAGCAATAGTTGCACGGATTGTCAGCGAATACAGCGCGAAAGGCTCTAAAGAAGCTCAAAGAGATATTGCAGGATTAGGCAAAAAGTTTGATGCTTTTGCTAAGAAGGCAACAAAGGCTTTTGGTCTAGCAGCCGCCGCTTCAGCAGCATTTGCGGTTAAAATTGGCGTTGATTCAGTTAAAGCTGCCATTGAAGATCAAAAATCACAGGCGCTTCTTGCCAACTCTTTGCGCAATACCGTTGGCGCTACCGATGAGGCAATTGCCTCAGTTGAAGCCTACATTGACAGGTTACAGCGCGCCCTTGGTGTTGCTGATAGTGAACTTCGCCCGGCGCTATCAAAGCTCGCTGGCATAACTGGAGATTTAGCCCAAGCCCAAGGTTTGCTTGCAGTTGCCCTTGACCTTTCAGCAGGTGCAACAGTTTCACTTGATAGCGCAGTTTCAGCGATTCAAAAAGCGTATCAAGGCAATTTCAAAGCCCTAAGAAATATGGGCGTGAAAATTGATGAAGCAACATTAAAAAGCAAAGACTTTGGCAAAGTTCTTGATATTTTGGCCAAGCAATTTAAGGGTTCAGCCGAAGTTCGCGCAGCAACATTTGAATATCGAATGAAGCGTGTTGGCATTGCTTTTGATGAAGCAAAAGAAACTCTTGGAAATGCCTTGCTTCCGACCGTTGAAAAGTTCTTTCAGTTACTCACCCAAAAAGTTATTCCTGCGGTTCAAAAATGGATGGAAGAAAATGGCGGCAAATTAGTTGCTACTTTCCAAACTGCCATCAAAGCCGTTATTGGTTTTGGTTTTGTAGTTTTCAAAGTTTTTGATTTTGTTGCCAAAAATCGCGGAGTGTTCGTTGCTCTTGGAGTGCTTCTTACTGGCATTTTTGCAGCCGCTAAAGCAATGGCTTTTGTTAAAGTTCTTCAAACAATCATAAAAACTTTTCAGTTAATGCGAGCTGCTGCCCTTGGCGCAGCCGCTGCTACTGCCGCAGCAACAGGTGGAATTTCAGTTGCCGCCGCTGCCGCAGGTGTTGCTGCTTTTGCTTTAACTGTTGGCGGCGCAATGGTGGCGCTCAAGTTAATCAACGATCAGATGAGCAAAGCTGAACAAACAACTAAAGGCTTAGATTTCTCATTTGAAGGTTTGGAAGGCACAACTGCCGATTTCACTAAATCACTTAAAGGTTTAGATGTTGGTTTGAACAAAGTTGGCGTTGATACCAAGAATTTAACTAAGGAACAAAAGAAACTTCTTCTTTTACAATTAGCAATTGCAAAACTTAGTGGCTCTGCCCCAACAAGTGAAACCGACCCAATCCAACTTGAAGCGGCTCGCCTAAATCTAGTCAAGCAAGGCGCAATTGCTGAACAAGCAAGATTTGCTGCCTTTGTTAATGCTCGCAAGTTTGAAATTGAACAGAACAACGCAGCCGCCGAAGCAGCAATGCGATATAACGATATTCTTACAGCACTTGCTGACACCAAGATCACGCCTGCTGAGTTTGAATTACTAGCCGCCAAGTGGGGAATTACTACCACCGCCGCGCAACTTTATGTTCAAACAATTATTTCAGTTCGTGATAATGAAATCAGCGCAGCGGAAGTTGCTGCCTTAGCTGAAACTTGGGGCATCACTTATCAAGAAGCTGCAAAGTACCTTGATTTCTTTGCCGCACTAAATGATGGCACTTTATCCGATGCTGAAATTGGCAAGTTGCAGGAAAAGTGGAGCTTAACTGAAAAGCAAGTTCTGCAATATGCTGCCGTTTTTGCCGCAGCAGATGATGGCAAAATTGATTTAAGTGAAGTTATAAATCTTGGCGATCAATGGGGATTGACTAAAAAGGAAACTGAAGCCTACATTGCCAAGATTCTTGAAGAATTTGGTTATGACCCAAGTTTACTTGCCGCACCTGTTGAAGCTGAAGGCGCTTGGCTTTTGGCTTACGGTAGCGTTGATGCCTACAAAGAAATTTCCGAAGGCACCTTCACTTATGACCCAAGCATCACAGATGGTTCAGATGCCGCTTCAATCGGTTGGATTTCAGCATCGGCGGCATTATCTGCTTATGCAGCAGCGGCAGCCAATGCCAATTCAATAGTTATCAAACCACCTGTAATTCCACAATTGCCAGTTATTCCACCTGAATTGTTGCCTGTAATTCCACCAACAGGCGGCAATGATGATGAGCCTAGATATGTGCCACCAAGAGGTTCAATTCTTGCATTAGCAGCAGGTGGCATCGTAACTTCACCAACTCTTTCTCTAATTGGCGAGGCTGGCCCTGAGGCGGTAATTCCGCTTTCACAAATGGGTTCAATGGGTGGCGGTTCAAACATCACCATCAATGTTGGCGGCAGCGTTATCAGCGAAGGCGATTTAGTAGCAGTAATTCGCGATCAAATTCTTGGACTTCAAAAATCGGGTAAGTCAATCAACCTGTCTGCGATTTCAATCTAATGGCAGGTTTACCACAGCTCAAGGCGAGCATTGACTTCACCAATGGCCCCGCATTTGTTTCAACCGCTTTCACTTTAGGTGATGCAATCAAAGGCAAACTTGGTACGGGTCAGTTAGCTGATGCCGATGACAGCGCCGACATCTCAAGCACCATTTTGCGCGTTGGAATTCGGCGTGGTCGAAACCGTATCTTGGACAAGTTTGAAGCGGGTTCAGCAACAGTTGTTCTTGAAGATACAACGGGCGCGTATAACCCAAGCAACCCGGCATCGCCTTATTACGGCAAGTTAGTTCCATTGCGTAAAATCCGCATTTGGGGCGAATATGAGGGCGTTCAGTACCCACTTTTTGCAGGCTACATTCAAAGCTATGACACAAATTTCAAAGTTGGCGTGAGTGAAACCTCAAGCGTAACCCTCAAATGCGTTGATGGATTCCGATTCTTCAACAATGTCAGCGTTACCACCTTAGCAGGCGCATCGGCGGGGCAATTGTCGGGTTCACGCATTACCAACTTTCTTGATTTAGTTGATTGGCCTCAATCCCAACGGGCGATTTCAACAGGCGATTCAGAACTTCAAAATGACCCTGGCACCGCCAACCGCGATGTGCTTGGGGCAATTCAATTAGTTGAAAAATCAGAATTTGGCGCTTTCTATCTTGATTCTTTGGGAACCGTAAATTACCTTTCCCGTTCAGATGTCAGCAAGAAGGCAGATTCAACACCTGTTGTTTACGCCGATGATGGAACAGGCATTTTTTATCAGGGCATTGACTTCGCCTACGATGACACCTTGATTGTCAATGATGTTACGGTTCAAGGTTTGGGGCTTGCGGCTCAAAATGTTTTTGACCAAACCTCAATTGATACTTACTTTTTGCACTCAGGCGTTAGAGATGGTTTGCTAGTTCAAACCAACACAGAGGCAAACAATCAGGCGGTTATGCTCTTAGCGGCTCGCAAAGATGCAGTTTTGCGCATTGATTCAATGACTTTGAACCTTTACGATGAAGCGGCAGAAACCCGAATCATCGCAGCTCTTAATTCTGAAATTTTTGACCTAATCAACATCACTAAATCAGTACCCGGCGGTTCAACCGTCACCCGTGAGTTATTTGTTCAAGGTATTGCTCACGATATAACACCGCGAAGTTGGAACACAATTTTGCTAACATCTGAACCTATAATCCAAGCGTTTATTTTAGACAGCACAACTTCACAAGGCAGACTTGACTCAGGCATCCTGAGTTACTAACAAGGAGATAACAATGGCAGGTGCGGGCTACCGTTTATTCAATACCGGAGATGTTTTAACGGCTGCGCAAGTAAATAATTACTTGCAAGAGCAGGTTATTATGGTGTTTGCAGATTCTACTGCTCGCACAACCGCCCTTTCAGGTGTTCTTTCTGAAGGAATGTTCTCTTACTTAACAGGCACAAACGCTTTCCAATACTACGATGGCGCAGCTTGGGCAGATGTTTCAAACCCTGGCGATATTACAGGCGTGACAGCAGGAACAGGTTTAAGCGGTGGCGGCACATCGGGCGCGGTGACAGTTTCAATTGACACAGG